GGCCACGCCCTCTGGCATCGCAAGGTGGAGCGCCTTTGCCTGGAACGCCTTCCAATGCTTCAAGTGCTCGAGCGTGCCGTCATCCACGGACAAGGCTCGTTTGCTGCTGTAGGTCTTGGGGTCTTTGACCTCCACCGTCGAGGCCTTGACCGATTGCCTCACGAATATCTGCCCGTTGTCGAAATCGACCGCGCCCCACGTGAGGCCGCAAGCCTCGCCCCTCCGTATCCCGGTGGCAAGCATTATGCGGATAGCGATGATGCCCGAGATGTGAGCCAACCCTCGGATTGACGAGCGGCCGAACACATTACCGGCCTTGACAGCCCGCGCCTCCTTGGCCTCGAAGTCGGCGTAAGCCTTGGCCTCGTGCTCGTCGAGCCTGACCCTCAACCGGGCGCTTTCCTCGTCTGTGAGGGAGCGCCGGGATGTGACCTTATCGACCTTGGGAGCCTCAATCTGCTTGCAGGGGTTGCGCACGAGCCAATCGGAGTCGACGGCGTACTCGAACACTCGCTTGGTCGTGGCGAACACCCCGTTCGTGGTGGTGTTGGACAGGTTGCGGGCGGTCTTCACCATTGCAATCGCTTCTTCGACGTCGGACTTCTTGACCTCCACCAGCTTCTTGTCGCCCATCGCCTCGCACATGTAGTTGAGCAGCCAGTTGCGGTACTTCTGAATGACGGGCTTGCTGGCCTTGCCCTGCACCTCCATCCACGAGAGCCACTTCTCGCACGCCCACCTGAAAGAACCCTGCGCAGCCTTCTGATCAATGTTCTCGTATTCGGCTTGGAGCTGCTTGCACAGCTTGCGGGCATCGGCGAGGGTGCCGTATGCCATGCGCTGCACCTTGTTGCGCCTGCGCTTCTTGTTGCCGTTCGAGTCAATCGTCGTCTCGTACCCGAACGAGATGCACACCCGCCAGACGGGCTGACCCTTGCGGTTCTTCTTCTGCTTGCCCTCCTTGTCGAGTTCGGGCGTGATGCTGCCGTTCCCGTAGTTCTCACGCTGCTTGGGCTTTGCCATATTGCCTCCTTCTAGTGATACCAATTGCGTATAGTCTTCTCGCTTAAATATGGGAACTTTTTAATCACCTCCTGCGCTGAATCGCCCTTGAACACCCTCGCTTTCGCCATGTCGTTGTAACGCTGTTGATGCCCGGCAACGCCGCAATTGAACCTCGAGCTGCTGTCTTTGGGACGGGCTACGATGCGACCGCATACGGGGCAAGGCGCAATTCTTTCGGCAAGACACATATCCACCACGGCGGCGATGAGCGAAGCCGATTCACGCCTTCTAATGCGTTGCAGCAAGGGGTCAATCCAAAACGGCTTCACTGAACGCTCGTTTGCGAGTTTTTCGACGAGCACGGTAGCGCCGAGGCGAGCAAGTTCGTCGCCAGTGGGGTATTTCAGTAAGCCGAGGTCATGCATGAGCAGCTCGTCGGCTTCGACAATCGCCCTGTCTCCTTGGAAAGAAAGCAAATCAGATGTGTTCTCGTCGCGTGAGGCAAAATATCGTAAGGGGACGTTCACGGAGAATGTGGTTGAGCCGTCGCATCTATCCACCCTGTAGTCAATGCCGTTGTCTCTGCAACGCTCCTTGAAGCGCTTGCTGCTGATTTTCCCCTCACCATATAGCAGCAGATATGACACAAGCCTCAACAGCTCTGCCGCTTCTCTAGCATTGCTGAGTTCGAATTTACCGACCGAGACAAGCGCGGGTTCTTCTCTGGCACAACCTTCTGCGTCGAACCAGTCGAAGGAAATCGAGACGTTACCGCCGACCTGTGAGGCGCGCAAACCAAGGCTATCGATTGCCGCCGTGTCCAACGAACTCAACTCAACACCAGGCAGAATCGTTTTAGCCCCATGCGTGTATCGACGGTGATACTCATGCAGGAAATCAAGTATCTCAGCCTCGTTTGTCACGTTGAGGTCGAGCAGCGCGAAAACCTCATCTTCTATGGGCTTCTCGCTCGCGCTTGGCTCGAAGATACACAAGTTACCGTCGTAGTAAAGATTCGCCACCATTCAGCCTCCTTTCTTTACTGGTAAAAATATTGCCTGATTCTTAGTAGTAAATTTCCGGGTTTATTTCCTTACTGGTCGAGAGTACATTGTCCCCGTAATTAAGTCAATCGAGTAGTAAGGAGAAGCACAAATGAAGAAGAAGGTTCTTCGCATCAAGAGTGTCGTGGGCGAACTCTGCCTCACGCAATGTGAAGCCGCTAACCTATGCGGCATCACGCCCCAGGCATTCAATAGGATTGTGAACGGCCATGAACCCGCCTACTCCAAGCGGGGCAAGCGCATCGCCGATGCCCTGGGCTGGAAAGGCGACCCTGCCGAGCTGTTCGAGCCTATCGAAATCGAGGTGCCGTAATGAACGGACGCATCGTGTACCTGTCGGAAGTCCCTGCCGAACCCGCCTACTCGCTGTTCGATGACGTTCCGCACGTCTTCGACCGCAACAAGGCCGCTGAACTCCTTGGCGTGGACGTGAAGACCATCAGCCGCGAGGTGCAGCGCGGCAAGTTGAAGTGCTTCCACGTGGGGCGCAACCTCCGCTTCACCCGCGAGGCGCTTATCGAGTACGTGAGGGGGGCAGAAGAATGTATGTAGATGGAAGGGACACCCGCCACGCTGGTTTGTTTGGCGACAAGCAGCGCGGCGGGCTGGAGGTGAAGGACGAGCGCCGAGGCGTTCATTCTCACAAGGCGAATTATAGCAGGAGGCGTGAGCAGCAGGGGTGCCGTGATTACTGGGTCAGTGTGTACGGTGCCGATGCCGAACTCGCGAGCCGTGGCGGCGTGACCTGGATTGATTAGCGCCGAGAGCATCGCCACGTTGAAGGCCGCGATGCCCGACGTGCTCCACCATTACGGGGTCAGGAGCCTTGGGCGCAACTTCTCGAGCCTGTGGCGGGAAGACCGCGACCCCTCTTGCAAGTTCTACCCCGACACCAACCTCGTCACCGACTTCGGTGAGGGCGTCACCATTGACGTGTTCGGACTCGTCGGCAAGGTAGAGGGCATCTCTGGCTTCGCCGACCAGGCGAGGGTCGTTTCCGGGATTGTAGGCCACGACCTCGATGAGCAAGCCGACTACACGCCCAAGGCAAAGGTCGAGCGCCCGCCGTTCGAGCCGCCCGTGAAGGCAGGGTTCAGCTTCGACGTGCTGGGAGGCGTGGGGGATAGGTTCTTCGACCTCTACGAACCCGATGGTCGCCCAGCCCTCGATTACCTCTACGGGCGGGGCTTCGATGACGCTGACATTGCACGTTGCGGCCTGGGTTACGAGCCCGCGAGCATTACCCTCGCAGACTGCTTCACGATGAAGGAGAAGGTAAAGGTCGAGGGCTACGTCTCTATACCGTTCCCGCTCGATGCTGCCTTCTCGAGGGTGCATTACTGCATGATGAGGGCTGTACCAGCCGACCAGCCGCCCGAGCACAAGGAGATTCGACCCACTGGCGTGAAGTCGCCCCTGTTCCGCGAGTACCTGCTCGCCGAGGGTATGCCCATCGTGTATCTGGTTGAGGGTCTGCTCGATGCAATCGCCCTGGAGCACGTGAGCAAGCGCCCCATCGCCGTCATAGCCTTGGGCGGCACCGGCCTCAAGAATCGAGTGGGTCAGGTTCTCTACTACACGCCCCCCGAACTGCGCCCCCGGAAGGTAGTTATAGCGATGGACAATGACGGGGCGGGCGACGATGCTGCGAAGGCCATTGCAGCCGACTTGAAGAAAATCGGCGTCACCTACTCGTTCTTGAATTGGCCTGACGGTTGCAAGGACGCTTGCGATGTTCTTGCATCGAGGGGTGCCTAGCTATGGGCGCGTGGGAAGACCTTAATGAGAGCATGACCGAGGCCGAGGCCGATGCTGGCGAGGGGCTTCTGCTGCCTCCTTGGAAAGCCGTGCGGGCATCGAACACGCCCCCTCTCAACCCCGTGCTCATTCCCGGCATCGTTCGGCGTGGCTATGTCATAGAGTTGGGCGGCAAGAAGAAAGTCGGCAAGACGCTCCTTTCCCAGCAGCTCGAGATCAGGGCTGTAGTTGGCGGCGAATGGTGTGGATATGAGATACCGGGCGGGCTTCGATGCATGCACATCGACCCCGAGGTTCACCCCAACGAGCTGGACAACCGTTTCGCGAAGATATGCGAGGTCATGGGGGCGAACAAGGAGCTGGTTGACTCCCATATAGTCAAATGGTCGTTGCGCGGGGTTATGACACCGAGCGGAAAGCCCGCCACCATCTCAGACGTTGCTCACGACGTGGAGGTGCGCTGCAAGCCCGGCGACTTCGACCTCGTGGTGATTGACTCCGCATCGGCTCTGCTCGAGGGCGATGAGAACAGCGCCATCGAGATAAGGAAGTTCTTCAACACCGTGCTCCGAATATCGAACGCCACGGGGGCGACCGTGTTGGTTGTCACGCATTTCGGCAAGGCCAAGGACGGCGACCGGGATGCGGCTGACCGTGTGAGGGGTTCTTCCGTATGGGGCGACGCGCCCGATGCGATTCTCACCGTGACCCAAGTGTTCCCCAGGGACGGGGACACCTCCGACTACCTTGAAGACGGCGAGATGGCTTGCATTCTCGAATCTGGCGGCCTCCGCTCGTTCGGGTTCTTCGAGCCTGTACCGCTTATCTTCAGCTATCCGTGCCACCGTGTAGACACTGGTGGCATCACTGATGGCTGGAAACCGAGTAGTTCGACCGGACAGGTGCGGGGAGGCAAGCAGACGGGCGAACTCAATGCAACGAAGGCTCAACGCGACTGGTCGAATGCGCAATTGAGGCTCGCCGCCGAGTTCTTGAGGCGCGGCATCGGCGCGGACGGCTTGCCGATGACCGAGGCCGCGAAGATTCTCGGAACACGCTCAGACAAGCTTTGCGAAAAGCTGAACGACAAGGGCAGCGACCTATTCACCTACGACAAGCGCAAGGGCAAGAACTACATCATCCTCAAGGACGTGCCCGAGCAGCCCCCGAGGCTCGAATTTGACGAGCAACCCCCCACATGCCCCCTTATATAGAGCATGTAGGGGGGTGTTGTTCCCCCCTTTGTGGGTGCTGCGCCACCCACACGGGAGGTACCTCACAATGTTGGCTTTCAGGTGGGCACCCACCACGAGAGAAAGGTTTCAGATGCCAGAGAGCAAGCCCTCTACTACCAGCTTCACAAACACCATCACCGGGAAGGCCTGGGGCGAGACTGGCGAGGTGTTCGCCCTCATGTGCCCGATGACCCAGAAGAACTGTCACAGCCTATGCGCCTGCTTCAAGGAGAACCGCACGACCACGGGCTACAGGGGGACACCCGAGGACATTGCCTTCCGAGTTGACGGTCATGCATTCGGGCAATGCGAGCTGTTCGAGTTCTACATCGGAGCATACCGTGACTAGCAGGGTTACTTTATCAATCTAGATGCGCCGTACCATATATGGGACACTATATTTGGCGCGGCGATAGGGGAGCCACCGTCGCCGCGCTTAGTCGATTACCCGCCGACTCAGGAGCATCATATATGGCTTTCATTTCCGACTTGTTCAAGCGCCGTGCCGACAAGCGCACCGAGCGCCTCGAGGTGACGGGGCGACCCGCGACCTTCACGGCCTTCTCAGGCGACCCCTACAGCAACGACGTTTTCCGCGCTGGCGTTGACGCAATCGCACGCCTCGCGGCAAAGTTTCTCCTTACCCCCGTCGTGTGCTTCTCGGACGGCACGAGCGCACAAAGCGACGATAGGCTCGCGAGGCTGCTTCAAGTGGAGCCTAACCCCCTGATGACGGCTTACGACCTGCTTTACATGCAGTACACGCACCTCTACCTGCACAACAACAGCTACGTATACATCAACCGGAAGGGCGGGCGAATCGTCGGCCTCTATCCCGTTCATGTATCGCATTGCGATTACACCGTTGACCAGGCGGGAAACGTCTACTGCGAGTTCACCTTCGCGAACGGGCGAACCTACACCTTGCCCTACCGCGACGTTATCCACCTCCGCAGGCACTTCAACAGCGCCGACGTTGAGGGCGACCCGAACGATGCCATCACGGCTGGCGTAGAGCTGGCAGATGTTCAGAACCAGGGCATCCGCAACGCAATCAAGGCCGCCGGCAGCATTCGCGGCATCGTCCACTTCACCCAGATTCTCAACGCCGAGAAACTTCGCGAGAGCAAGGAGGCGTTCGTCAAGGACTACCTGAGCCTCGAGAACAGCGGGGGCATTGCCGCCGTTGACCAGTCGATGGAGTACACGCCGATTGAGCAGAAGCCGCTCACCATCAGCAAGGAAGACCAGGATGCCACGAAGGCGAAGATTTACAACTACCTGGGCATCGGCGAGAGCATCGTGAACGCGACCTTCACCGATGACGAGTTCGGGGCGTTCGACGAGGCCGTTATCGAGGCGCTTGCCTTGCAGACCGAACTCGAGTTCACGCGCAAGATTTACACGCCCGAGCAGATCGCGAGGGGGCGCAAGGTCGATTGCAGCACATCGCGCTTGCACTTTATGAACAACGCCCGCAAGGTAGAGCTGATTAAGAACGCGATACCTATGGGCGTTCTCACCATCAACCAGGGGCTTGACCTGTTGGGCTTGCCGCTCATCGCGGAAGACCGCCGTATTCAGTCGCTCAACTACGCGAGCGCCGACCTTGTAGACCAGTACCAGCTTTTCCGAGCTGGCAACGGCACCGTCCACAGCGCCTTGGGGGAGGGCTACGCCCCCAATGGCGGCTTCGAGGGTATGCCCGACGATGACGGCACCGAGAACGACCCCACGGCATAAGGAGGCGGCACGGTGAAGGAAATCAGAACCGCGAACTTGGAAACGACCCAGGACGAGCTGACGCTCACGGGCTGGCCTATCGTTTTCGACACTCCCACCAGCATCAACGACCCCGATGGTCGGACATACACCGAAATCATCGAGCGCGGGGCGCTGGACTTCGCAGACCTCCACGACTCCACGCTGATTTACAACCACGACGAAAACCGTGTGCCTTTGGCACGGACACCCGGCACGATGACGCTAGAAGTAGCCGAGAGGGGCTTGTATATGGTTGCCAAGCTGGCAGGCGACAACCAGACGAGCCGCGAAGTCTACAGCGCCGTGAGGCGCGGCGACCTGTCGGGCATGTCGTTCGCTTTCACAGTGCCCGAGGGCGGCAGCTCTTACGACCCTGTGACGAACACCCGCACCATCAGCAGGATTGCCAAGGTGTACGAGGTTTCCGTCGTGCCGTTCCCCGCCTATCCCACGACCTCGGTAGAGGCGCGGAGCGCCATACGCAAGGCGCAAGACGAGGCGCAACGGCGCGAGGTGTTGAAGAAAACCACCCTGATACGTTTAAGGAGAATGCAGAATGACTAAATACGCTACGGTCGCCGAGGCCTACGGCTTCTGGAAGAACTCCACCGTCTCCGTGATGGAGGCGCGTGCCAAGGCAATCGAGAAGGACATCGCCGAGAACCCGAACGCCGACGTTGCGGCTTACGCAATCGAGGCCGAGGCCTTGGAGCAGGCCATTTCCGAGAAGCGCGAGCAGACCCAGCCGCAAATCGTCCATCCGGGCGGCATCATCAGGAGCGCTGGCGAGGGCAATGACGGCGAGGGCGCGGCCTCCAAGGTCTACCGCTCCGCTTTCTACAAGCACTTGCAGGGCAACAAGCTCACCCAGGCCGAGCAGGCCGCTTTCGATAGCGTCAACGCCGAGAAGCGTGCGGGCGATGCCTTCAACAAGCTTTCTGACAGCGCCGCCGTCATCCCGACCCAGACGCTCAACGAAATCATCGTGAAGGCTCGCGACATGGGCGGCATCATGGGCATTTCTCGCGGCTTCAACATGCCCGCGAACATCTCCATCCCCGTCGCCACCCCGGGCGCTGCCGCACAGTGGCACGTCGAGGGCGCTACCGTGAACACGGAGAAGGCAGACCCCACGCCCGTCACCTTCGGCGCATTCGAGATTATGCGCATCCTTTCCATCTCCGCTGCCGTGCGCACCATGTCTATCGGCGCGTTCGAGGCCTACCTCGCCGACGAGCTGTCGGCCTCCGTCATGGCGTGTCTCGCCAAAGCTATGGTCGACGGCACGGGCAACGGTCAGGGCAAGGGCATCGTGTCCGGCATCACCTGGACGGAAGGCACCAACAAGGTGACGGTCGCCGCAAGCAAGTCTCTCGCCTATGCGGATGTTGTCGGCGCAATCGCCCTGCTGCATCGCGGCTACTCGCAGAACGCGACCTTCGTGATGAACAACACGACCCTCTACACCGACGTTTACGGCCTGACCGACGAGAACAAGCGGCCTATCTTCGTAGCCGACCCGGTTGAGAAGGGCAAGGGGCGCATCCTCGGTTTCCCCGTCGTGATCGATGACTACATGGAAGACCACGACATTCTGTTCGGAGACTTCCGCTACAACGGCTACAACATGCCCGAGGGCATCGCGCTTGACGTGAGCCGCGACAGCTCGTTCGCGAAGGGTCTTATCGACTTCCGCGCCCTTGCCGTCGCCGACTGCAAGCCGATTGTCGACGAGGCGTTCGTGTACGTCACCAAGGCCACGGCCTAAACGATAGGGGGCTGGTATGGCGGCAATCAACACACTTGCCTGGATGGAAACCGACGAGGCGCTGGACTTGCTCAGGGTGAGTTCAGACAACTTGCCGATTATCGAGCGGCTTGCCGCCTCCGTGCCCTCTTACGTGGAGGTCACGACCGGATACCCGGCAGAAGAAACGGCGGGCACTGGATGCCACGAGCTGGTCAAGCAACTGTCGAGGTTCTTGCTGCAACTGTGGTTCAACCCTGACGGCACCGACTCGCAGGCGATGACGAGGGTTGTCGAGTCGCTGGCAAAGAGCGTCAAGTCGCTCGTGTCGGTGGGGTACCTACCCGCCAACGGCTAGCGATGGAGCGCGACCCCGAGCGCACGGCTTTCTACAAGTCGCGTGCCTGGAAACGAACCCGAGCCACCTACCTCGAGGCCGTGAACCGAATCTGCGAGAGATGCGGGCGACCCGCCGTGATTGTGCATCACAAGGAGTACGTCACGGCGGCGAACCTGCACGACCCAGAGGTGACGCTGGACTTCGCGAACCTCGAGGCGCTTTGCCGGGATTGCCACAACAAGGAGCATTTCGAGGGTAGGAGCTGCGAACCCGGCCTCTACTTCGACGAGAACGGAGACTTGACGAGGATATAGAGATTGCAAACGCCTGTCGTGCTTGGGCTTCAACGTGTGTGTGATTGCTTGCGGGTTTCTTGCACCGAGAGCACACGGGCAGACGATTGGGCAGACGCGAGGCAGGAACCCGGCGCAATCGCAAGCGGGGCGGATTGACCCCGGACACCGAGGCGGGAAAGGGACGCGAGCGGAGCGGGTACTACGCGAGCCGACCGGAACGCCGACGTAAGCCGCGAGCCTTGCGGGCCTGGTACTAGGGCGGGCAGCTAGCAGCCTACCCGAAAGCCTATCTCCATTGCGGTCGTACCAGGCGAGGGCGGCAACTCCTTTCCCCGAGCGCGAGCCAACGACGCGAGCCGATACCCAGGCACGATGGGCGCTTGC